AATGATATTTATTTATATTTAAAATGCTTTTGACATATTATGACTATATGGATTGTCCCAATATGCGTCTAAAATAGCTGGGTCATTTCGGTCATTTTGAATTGTATTATTATATGAATTATCATTTACTCTTACACGTTTAAGTGGTTTTGGGCGGTGAAATGCATTTCCAAGATTAGGTCCATTAATTCGCCCGTCCATTGGAGATGTATCTTTTGGTAAAATTGTTGGGTTAATGTTTGGTGTAAATACTTGAGTTCCACCTTGATTTGTTCTTCCATAAATAGTAGAAGATTTAATTTCATTTTGAGACTGTTTATAAGCAGAATCATATACCATAACACTACCTGTAGAATTTCCAGCTCCCCCAGTATAACTATGAAGAGCTTTATCCCGTAATGTTTGAGGTGGGGGAATAATCTCATCATTATATGAACCCTTATTTTGAGTATTATTAATCATAACAGGTGGTGTGTACAAAGTTGTTTCTTTCAGAGACGTTGCTGGAACACTTGTGTTTTGAACATATCCACGAGGAACAGACGACCCGGCATCTCCATAAATACGCATATTTGATACAACATCCTCTTTACGTGTTGGTTTTAATACATCCATAAATGGAGCCATTGCCGCTGTAAATCCACTTACAAGTCCGCTTCTTATTCCATTTTGACATGTATCGTTTTGATTAATTACTCGATTATTAGTACGCATATTAAAAGAGTCCAATGGGTTGGATGTTTCTGAAAAGTGCTGATTACCAACAGCATTTGGCATTGGAGCTATTACACCAAGATTATTACGTCGTGATGGTATATGTGTTTGAGATGCAGGGCCAACATGTTGAGCAGTTGCACCTGCTGGACCCATATAATTTAGTTGTTGCCCTGTACGAGAACTTTTTTCTTGAATTGGGCGAAGTGTATTTCCCTGAACTGCTCCAGTTGTGGTTAACCATCTATTTGATGTATTTTCAAAATATGTATCAGGTCGTCTTTTTTCAACTCGTCCTTGAGTTTCAATTGTTGCTGATTTTTTAATAACAGAATTGGCTGGCCCGGGCAAGTCTGATATATCATAAGTCATTTTTGGGTTTGTTGCTATGCGCAATTCATCCACTGTTTTTGGCATATACGCTTCTCTTGCATTTAAACCTGTGTGGAATCCGTAATTACCACCAGTTGTTGTAAACCCCTGATTAAGACCCGGAGCAACTTTTTGTGGTTCAAATGGTAATACACCATTAAGGGAATTTCCTAAATTTACACGCTCTTGCATAAAATCACTTCGGTTAGGTTCTCCATGTATCCAATGCAGGTCTTTTGATGGACGAGTTAATGGTCCTGGTTCAGTTTTTTTAATATTATAACTTCCTGCACCTGTCATCCGGTCAAGTATAGCAGTATTACCTTCACCCGTAATGTCACCATAATTCTCAAGGCGTTCTTTTGAACCGCCCGTAAATGGTACCATATTATTATGACTAAAACTTTCGTCATTCATTTCATCTGATACTGAGTATATTTGATTGATATTTGATCCAACTGAATGTCCTTGGCGTTCGGCATTTTTAAATGCATTTTGATTAAAAAAGTCAGCAGTTGCTGTTGTTGCATTTGCATGAGATTGATTTGGTCTTTGTACATCGGAATTAGATGTAATTGGGTAAGATGTCGCCCAACCAGTTGTATTTGGTAACTTTGGGTTTCCGGCTATACCAAGGCCAGAAAATGCTTCAGATTTATTATTTTTAACATTTTTATTACAATTATTAGATGGTGTTTTAGTATTTGGTTGATTAGAAATCATATACATTCCACCAAAAGCAATTAACGGGATAGCAAGTTCCATATTAATTATACACCTGATAATATATTTATTATATTATATTATTTTACATTTACATTAAACATTTTTTAAGGGTAAAAAATAACAATATAATATTTCTCTCAATTATTTACTTTTAAATTAAATAATTGAGAGAAAGTATGATTATGCTTAATTTTATTTATGTGATATTGCACATTTGTCCTTTTCTAAATTTCGGGTATCAATATTTGTTCTAAAGGGCATGTGTATATTTGATTTTCTTAAAGGGTCGCTAAATAAATGGGTTGATTGTAATTGGGTGTTAGCATGTTCTCTAATAGTCCAGGCAGGAGCAATTGCTCGTGATTGTTCTGTATAAAATGTATTATTAACAGGACATTCAATTACTTTACTGGTTTGAATATGGTGATGATAATTATTTTCAGACTCTTCACTAATACAATGACTTCCATGTCTTCTATTAACCCCCCTTAATTCAGTCTCAATATCAATTGCGTTATGTCTTAAATTAGCTCCCCATTTTTGAATACGAATACATGGGTCTGCAATATAATCAGGCGTTAAACCATTACCAGGCACATTAAGCATCCATCTCCCAGGACCAGTTGACTGCTGGAGTGCGGTACGAATTCGTGCATCATCATTACTAAATCTTGTTGATGCCATAATGAACAATTTATTTGATTAGTTATACATTAAAAATATATATAATAATAATCATACTTAAAAAATATACTAAAAAATATACTAAAAAATATACTAAAAAATATACAATACTATTTTATTTTATATTTTAAAATTTTATATTATGTTATAACTATGCACTATTATTCATTTTACACTTAAATAATTCAAATAATACTTTATTATTTTCAGCTGTCTCACTTGCTTCTTTTGTAGTTTTTAAGTCTAACTTTGTTTGTGTTTTTAAATTAGTATTTAATACCCTTTTTTTGGGGGCCCGATGTGAATAATCTCCAACCCGCTCTTTTTCAATAGTTTCCCATAAATTAAGTATTTGTTGTAATCCGTCATTAAACCATTTACGGTCTCGTTTTACTAACACACAACTATATACTTCTAATTTCCAGTAGTTTTTCATAATATATGTGTAATTATAAGAATCAGATGTATATTGTTCAACTTCATTTATGGCCCATTCTCTAAGCTCTTCCATTGTTGTATGTGTTAAAGGATTAAATACATAAAATGGAATACCATCTGGCTTAGTAAAATATATAACCATTCCTTTTTGCTTTCCCTCATGCTTAGATTTAAAAACATTTTTGTCATTTTCGTCTGAATCTTCAATAAAATCTGATACATTTTCATACTCAATAAACTTTGTTTCCAAAAAATCACATTCTTCCAGGTTACATACTTCCATTTGTATTTGCATTTGAACCCAATACTCTTTTTTAGGAACTCCATTGATAACACGTGTCTTAACGTTTTTTATTTCAATCATACGGCCATATGAGCTTGAATTGGGATTAACATTAATACCATCAGGAGACGCTCCAATACAATCATATTTATCATGACGAATACATCCAAATTCTTCGATTGTTGCGTCAGTTAAATGTTCGTATAAAAATACGGACATTGGTTCATATTTTTGTCCCCAATGCATAGCAGTATCAACATTAACGGAACGTGGTATCCCATCTATTTCTGGCTCACAAAAGGGTGTATTAAATTGTGTGCACTTCTCATAAATAAGTTGATTTTGAGCCGCTTGAGAACCAAATACCTTATATAAATTACTTGCTGTTAAAAGCAAACTTCTAAATATATACCATTCTCGTGTTCGTTGTGCAGGTTGAGGAATTAATCGAAGTTCATCAATACGTATTGAAACATAGGATTTACTATTGTCATTTTCACATACATTATTACTGTCAATTTTACATGTATTCGTTTCAAATAATTTTGTTTCTTTATATAATTCAATACCAACATTAATAGCAGTCATAAGTGTTTCATTACATATAATTGTTGTTGGAGCTATTATAGAAGTATTGTTATTAATGTATTCTTCTGTATTAAAATCCCTAACAGACAATAATTCAAATATGTCGTTTTTAAGACTTGTAATATAATTTGGCAAATCTACGCGTAACCAATCAAGTGGTGATGTTATGGTATCAATTAAATACATAACTGTTTCAATTAATTCAATTATTTCATTATTTGAAATATCATACAAATCATTATTAACTAAACCAATATTTGCAATAATATCAATATCATTATCATTAACAAATGCATCTACATCTAAATTATAGTCCAATAACTCTTCTGAAAACATAATGTGTATATTACACATGATGTATTTATATTAAACTAATCATTTTTTATAAACAATAAAAAAATAACAAATGTTTACGCCCTAAACAGGAATTGAACCTGCGACCTCCCGGTTAACAGCCGGATGCTCTAACCAACTGAGCTATCAGAGCAAGCTAAAATATATAATACTTAAAACAAATGTTTACGCTCTAAACAGGAATCGAACCTGCGACCTCCCGGTTAACAGCCGGATGCTCTAACCAACTGAGCTATCAGAGCAAGCTAAAATATAAAAAAGGTTATGATATAAAAAGGTTATGATATAAAAAGGTTATGATATAAAAAGGTTATGATATAAAAAGGTTATGATGTAAAAAGTTATGATGTAAAAAAGTTATGATGTAAAACAGTTATGATGTAAAAAAGTTATGATGTAAAATTATACACTTACAGATGATGCTGCTGCTGCAGCTGCATCCGCTTCGGCCTTGGTTTCAAAATGACGAGCCATATATCTTTGAAGATTAAAATATGTTAAGCCTCCATCTAAATCCTTGGGAACCTGAAGAAGTTTATCAAGCTTGTCATCTACCTCAATTGCACGTCCATGTTTCAAATTATTCTTTGCGGCATACTCATTGATAAGAACAGTTGCAGCCGTTCTTGCTAATTTGGTATCATGGGGCAAGTTCAAAAAATCAGCAAGCTCATTGCTAATCTTAGCAGGCTTTACAAATCCTGCGGGTTTACGAGCTCCATTTTTATTAGAACGCTTGCGAACCATTTTATGAAGAACTTTAATAGTCGATTCATGAGCCTTAATTAGTTCCTTATGTTGGTTCTTAATACGAGAACCATGGGCCATAAAGTCCTTAAAATCAGAAGCAAACTGAGCCGCCTGTTTATTAAGCATGGCAATATTATCCAACATCTTATCATCGCCAGACTGAGCAGATTTTAAAGTAGCGTCTTTATCATCAACCTTTACATCATCGGATACATCAGGTTTGCTCTCAACCTCTTTGGAAACCTTGGGAGCCTTTTCCTTAGGGGGCTTAGATTCCTTAGAAGCTTTGGGAGCCTTTTCTTTGGGAGCCTTGGGAGCCTTTTCTTTGGGGGGCTTGGGAGCCTTTTCTTTGGAAGAAGTATCGGATGCAGTTGCGTTCTTTGTCATCTTATAATACATTAAGGTATGCATACTTTTTAAATACTTTTTACGCAATTGTTAATTAATTATAATTTGTCAATAATATCTTATGTATGTTTAAACTGACTATATAACCATGGAAGTGCATTTGATGCGTCATCACTAACTAATGTTAAAGCTCCTAAAACACATATAATTGCTATATCCATATTATGAGTTTCATCACATGCGGATAAAAAAGAATTAATAGTTGATAATATAACAAGACGAGCAGTATTAATAGATGATGCTAAATTAAATAAATGAGATACATTCATTCTTAAAAAGGGAGAACTTGTATAAGGATATATTTCTCTTTTTCGTTGTAATGTTAGCATTGCTCGATAATCCCATATATCAGTTAATTCTAATGAAAATGTCTTAAGTTCTTCTAAAGATAAAGCTAAAAACCATTCATGGTTACTATAATACTGAAGACGGTCAAATAATACTGCAGCCTCATTTCGAACAACCGAACCTGGTGTTCTAACATCATTATTACTTATGGTTGAGTCAGGTAAATAGTATGTTAAATGATAAATATTTTGCCCAAGTCTATAAATGCGAAGAGCTTTTTTTATAATACTATTAGGTATTTGTTGCCGAGTATAAGGGTTAAGCAAACAAACATTTAGTGCACTTGAATTATTCCCTGAAGCATGAAGTAGCAATTCTTTAAATGATACAAGCGTAAATGCATATATTTTAGAATTTTCTTGAAATGAAAATATTTTGTATGGTTCAACATCATAAATAGATTGCAATGATGCAACATCTTCAGTGTTTACACATTTATTACGATAAATAAATGCAGGACCATGTAACTTGTTAAAAATAAATATTTGACGTTTTCTAACTAATTTTTGAATACGAATGGCAAATTTTGAAAAAAATAAATATGTATACAGTAAATATATATAGTCTGCTTTTTTATAACACTTTGTACATTTAGATTTTAAATGTGTATTAAGCATATATTTGCATAAAAACTTGCGTATAATTGGCATAAAATGACATCGTAAAACAATTAAATGTGCAGTATTTGGTGTGGGAAGAATATTAATTTCTCCACTCATATCAAGTGTGGATTTAGACTGTTTAAGTAAAGATTTTATGCATTTTAAATTTATAAACGATTGATTATATAATAATTGGGACCAGTAATAATTCATTGTTTGAGTTCCTGTTAGTGCAAACGATAAAATATCATTATTCTCTGTTAAACTCATTAATTCTAATTATACAATATATAATTATAATTTCTCTCAACTATTCTTTTCCACCAGTAAAAAAACATTTGCAGTTACACTAATACACATTAATAATGTTGTGAATAAATTAAGTAAATTAAGTAAATTAAGTTAAAAATCAATTACTTGGCTAGTCTAATTGGACACCATTTGTTAAAACGTTGATTGTATTCACATACCATTTTATATTCTCTATCCAAATGAACAAAGTTATTATTTAAATTAATTTCGTCTTCGTCATCGCTTTCTTCAAGAGCGTCAAGATTTTCATTTTCTTTAATAGTACGAAACAAACTATTCATTAAAACACTGGTTTCATATGTTTTAATACATGCTGTACCAATTTTTATACGCTGATTAGTCTTATTGATATCATATAAAATATAAATGTCATTTATTTCAGTTGGTTTTACAATAAATATTTGTTCAGAAACATTTTTTTTATAGTCATGACTTTTATTATTATTATTATTATTATTATTATTATTATTATTATGAGATGATGATGAATTATTGTATGTTTCTTTTTGTATTAACTTAAATGAATTAACTTTATTATTATTATTATATATATTTTTTTGATGATGAGCATTATCTATATGAATAAATTGAACATATTTTATTGGATATGTAACTGCATTCTGTCGAATTGCGTGAAATAATTGTTTAAGTGTGTTGGCCATTAATGGAAGACCAATAATTAAAAACTGTGTATTAATTGAAGAAGATAATATAGGAATATTAATCATTATTGACAGAAACTCATGTATATAATTAAATTTGTTTTTCCATGGTTCTCTTATAATTACTTCTCCTTTGTAAGAATAAATAGTTTCAATTGTAAAATAATTTCTATTTGATAAAACAATTGTATGAACTGTTCCGCATATAAGAGTACCTATTCCATAAGCAATTGATGGATGAAAACAACATGGGATGATGCGTATACTTTCAGGTAAAATGTTTTTATTAATTGGAGATATTTCAAAAAGGACACAACATGGACTATTTTCAATAGCCAAATATGTAAACCATATATAAGAAAATGTACCAGTTGGAACAGCACATACAATATCTGACTGATAAATTTTATTATCCACTATTTTTGGTGTATAAGAAAATTTAGGAAAGCAATAATTAAAACTACACGCTATGTGAGATTGAGTTGCAAATGTTATAGGATAACAATTCAAATTAATTTTATTAGACATATTATGATTATATAGATTATATATATTATAAAAATAAATATACTTTATATTCATTTTTATTTTTTTAATAGGATATGATGGAATTAAATTTATTTATTAATAAAATATTTGTACATTTTAAGACCAAATATTGCACCCAACACCTCAACAATAATATAAGGAATTAAATCTCTTTGACTTAATTTACCCGCCATGTATAATGCAGTAGCAACCGCAGGATTAAACGCACCTCCTGATATACGACCACCCAGTAAAACGGCCAATGCTAAAGCAGCACCGATAGATAAGTAATTACCGGTAGCAAAGATAACAAATGATAAAAGAGTTGTTCCTAAAAATTCGACTAAGTAGCGATTCATTATTATATATTTATACAATATAAATAAAAATAGTAGTATTTAATTATTAAATTAAAAAAAGAATGACGTCATTTAAAACAAAATATAGTTTTGAAACTCGTTTAAAAGAAGGAAAGCGAATGTTGCGTAATTATCCAGATAAATTACCTGTTATTTGTGAACGCTCTAAGAGTGAAAAAGTAATTGAAAATATTGATAAAAATAAGTTTTTAGTTCCCGTGGATTTAACGCTTGGTCAGTTTATTTATGTTATTCGAAAACGACTAAATTTAAAAGCAAGTCAAGCATTATTTTTATTAATTAATGGACAAAGTCCATCTCATAGTACACTTATATCTGAACTGTACAACACACATAAGTCAAACGATAATTATTTGTATATTACTTATGCTGCAGAAAATACATTTGGTTGAACAATTTTTGCAACTTGTTCGTATAAGTCTTTTTTTTTAAACTGTTTATTTGTATTTGTATCAACTAATGGAAGTTGTAATATAGTGTTCATATTTAATAAATCATCTAACTTATAAAACGATATACTTTTTAAAGGAGTATTTAAATTTGTTATTTGAATCATATTGAGGGTATAATCAATAAGTTTTTTTTGTTCAACTTGTTTGTAAGAATATAATGGAGAGCTATTACATTTTTTATTATTTTTATTATTATTTTCTTCCCGTTTAATTATATACCATGTGCTTATGTTAGGATTACATTCAAGAAGATAAAAAAACCTGTGTTTACTTGAAATAAAACATAAATTGTGATTATTACTTGCACAAAGGGAAACGGCTGTAGGTATACTAATGCATGGAGTATGAACTAATGAGGTTTCAATATTTCCAAGGGTGCTAAGTTTATATGGTTTCACATTCTCTTTATATGTTTTTCTAATATTTTCAACACAGTTAATTTTTAAAGTTGTTAATATGGACATAGAAATTGGTTTTCCTTTATTTAACATTTCGTATTCAAGTTCTCCATTTTGAATTATATATATACACCAAAACAACGAGTCTGTTTGCATTGGACAATAAAAATCATCTGTTGTAGTTATTGCGTGAGGTGTACTTGATGCACGATTATGATAAATTGGGGTTGGGGGTTGGAGGACGGACTCTGGGTTATTATTTATTTTTTGTGGGTACGTATATGTATTATTTGGTTGTATTTGAATGTGTTTTTTATGTCCTTTTACATTTATTGTTGTATGAGTAAATGGTTCAAATAATTTAATAATATTATGTGGATGTATTTGTTGTGTCATAATAGTAATAGTAATATATATTTACTTTATACGTATATTATTCATTTTTTTACATAAATAATTATTCTCTCAATTTATTATTTTTAAAACAATAAAAGTGTTGTGTTATATTTTTTGTAAAAAATAAAATTGATTAATTGTATATAAATTCAATATAATATACAATAATACAGTCTGTAAATAACTTAATGTATACTCATAAATTTAACTATAATAAACACAAACATTTTCATAGTAATAAACAAACATGCAATAACTGTGGTAAAATTGGTCATTTTATAAATCAATGTAATATGCCAGCTACAAGTAATGGTCTTATTGTATATAGAGTAAACGCACATAATAAGTTAGAATATTTAATGATATGTAGAAAAAATACATATGGATATGCCGAATTTGTTAAAGGTTGTTATTCGACCACAAATAAATCTTCTCTTATGAAATTAATTGATGAGATGACTGTGCTTGAAAAACAAAATTTATTAAATACATCTGACTTTTTCAAATTATGGGCAGATATGTGGAATGTTCCTTATACTGGACCTTCATCAACAAATGCTAAAAATACAAATAAGCTTTATAAAAAATTTTTAGCTATTAAAAATGGATTGGATAATACACAACTTAAAGAATCTTCGTCAGAAAAATCATATATTACATTAGACGCCCTTATAAATAAAAGCACAACAAAATGGAAAGAGCCAGAATGGGAATTTCCAAAGGGAAGACGATTATCAGGTGAAACTGATATTAACTGTGCATTACGCGAATTTAAAGAGGAAACTGGAGTTCGTTCTCAATTTATTAATATTGTTGAAAATATTAAACCATTTGAAGAATCTATTATTGGGTCAAATATGAGGCCATATAAAAATGTGTATTATATTGCACAGCTTTTGTCAAATATTACAAATTCAAATAATATTGATTTGTCCAATTTCCAAAAAAGTGAAGTAAGTCAATTAAAATGGGTTACGTATGACGAATGCATTAAGGAACATATACGCCCATATAATATTGAAAAACTTAAGGTTATAAAAGATGTGAATAACATTCTTTTAAAATATTCACCATATACTATTTGTTAATTATAACACATTAAATTATTTTATATATACAATATTTTTATATTTATTTTTGTTTTATTATTATTTTGATATTCTAAAAAAAATGATTTAAACAAAACTAAGTAGTTAATGTATCATACAACTAAAACTCTTCAACAATGACTTCTCACGCAACTTCTTCAATCTTGACTACTGCAGACCTCGCAACGGCCGAGTTTACTTATTCTAAACCTAAAAAAAATGCCAGTGGAGGCAGTGTTATGAATATGTATACTAAAGGCACCAAGAGGTATACAACTATTGCCACTCCTTTAATTACTACTTGGGGTGCTCGCGAATCACTTGACCAGCAAAAAAATCCTACTGGAAAGTGGGAAATTTCTCTTCAATTTCCAGGAACCAATTATCCTGATGAAGAATGCACCAAATTTTATGAAGGAATGCAAGCAATTTCAGAGCGTATCCGCGACGACGTTGTGGCTAATTCAGAGGAATGGTTGGGAAAGAAAAAGACTCGTGAGTCAGCTGATGAAATTCTTGGACCGTTCTTTAAATTTAGTAAAGATAATGAAAAGGCAACACTTAATGGTCCTACTATGAGTATTAAGCTTCCCAAATGGAAGGACGCATGGCAAACAGAATTATATGATGAACACACAAACCCCTTGTTTTTAAAAACTTATAATAATTCAGAAGACCCACAAGTGCCAAAATCTCCTATTGAATTCTTACCTAAGTTATGTAAAGTTATGTGTCTAATTGAATGTTCTGGAATCTGGTTTGTTGGAAAATCAATTTATGTTACTTGGGCACTTAAGCAAGCAATGGTTAAAAACCCAGACCCACCTGAGGTAATTGAGGGAACTTGCTTTATTAAGCCATCTCAGTCAGATATTGAAGCACTACAATCTGAAACGAATAATATGATAGAGGATAATAGTGCGGATGAAGCTAAAAATCATGAATCAGTTGCATGTATTATTGAGGATGACGATGATGAAGAAAATTCTGATGAAGAATATGAACCCGAACCT